TTGAGGCAGAGTCCCCAATAATAACAGTCTGACTACCATAACTTACAGCGCCGCTTCCTATAGCAATGGAAGTTGATGATGCACTTATAGCCCCACTCCCAATAGCCACAGCATTTGTGCCAGTAGCGCTAGGCTTGGTGGACGTGCCATCGTAGTTCTCAGCATACAACTCAAGAACAGGCGGAATATCCTCAGCCGTAGCCGAGACATACACCACTGCGGAGCCAGTCAGGTTAAGAGCAGCATCAGCATTGGAACTCTCAAGCACAGTCCGTGACAGAGTGGTCCCAGTAGCCGTATAAGTGCCTGTGCCGATCTCCCAGTCAGTGCCGTCTTCAATGACGTAGCGAACTACATCAGTATCAACGACACCAGCATCAGCAAAAGTTTGATAGCCGCTCTCGGCAGCGCCAAGGGTAACTGTCTCCGTGCCAGTGGTGGCGGTGGCGACTTTGGCTCTGTTTACGAGAGTGACCATTGTGAGCTAACCTTATGCAGGGTCTGGGATGCCGATTGCGACGGAAGACAGTGTGAATGTGTTACCGGAAGTCACAGCTTGAGAGGCAGAAAGAGAACCTGTAGCCAAGAGGCGAGAGTTAACTGTGTCTACAATAGCGTAGTGAGTAGCTGTACCTGTACCTGTGACTGAACCATCGGTGATAGCTGCAACAGTAACTTCACGGCCACCACCAGCACGGTCAGCAGGCGCACCAATGCTTAGGCTGGTAGAGTTACCTAGTGTATTAGTGCTTGTGGCTTCTGCATACGTAGTAGCCTCAATAGAGGTAATATCAATACGGTTAGCTTCAGTGTCTAGGACCGTAAGGCCATTATCGAACACCCGATCATTAAGAGTAGCCATTATTTGTTTCCTAGTCCTTTTGCATTACTATAGGCCAATTTTAGTTCTGGTTTAGCATAACCATTAAGCATTAAGTCTGTTAAGGCCCATACCATAGCATCTAATCTATCAGGAGAGCCAATAGAACCCAAAGGTTCCCAAGTACGCATTTGAGTTTCTAATTCCTCAAGGTTGCTACCATCTTCAGGGTTCCTAACGTGATACACTAACTTGCGTTCGTATAGCGCACTAATAGGTTCAGCACGGGCATACTTACCACGAGAGGCTCTTACAGCCTTAAATGGGATTGTATCGTCTTCACCGTGGATGGTAGTCTTAACCATATCACCACCTTGGTTGACTTCAGCTACAATCCTGTCAGCCTCAAACTGATGGTATAACTGAATAGCCTTAGAGGCCCAACCTTGTGGAGACAATTTAGCTGTATAGTCCCCTAAGATGTAACCTTTGCCATTAACGTCTACACCAGCTACAACAATACCTGTCATATCAGATTCTATGTTCGAAGTAATGGCAGGGTCAATAGCTACAACAATACGGTTAAGGTGGGGGAGGTCTTCTCTGCTGATCTGGCACTCATCAAGCGTGTCAGTAGTCCATAGAGCGCCTTCGGCTTCCTCTAGTACCTCAGCATACAATTCTTGCTTACCTAATCGTGTACCCTCATATTGAGCCTTTACAGCAGTAATATAGGTAGCAGCCAAGTTAGCACTATTATCAAAGGTAGAACCTGAGGTGACAATAACCTTAGGATTATCACCTTGGGATTGCTTTAGGATGGTTCTTACTAATTTTGTAGGCTTTGGGGTGGTAGTCACACAAATACGTGGATGTTTACCCAAACGGAGACAAAACTGAAGCATATCCCAAGTGTCTTGGTCTTTATTCCAAGCTGCAAGCTCATCACACCAAGCTGCACTAAACTGTGGGCCTCGTAGACGTTCAGGCTCTTCAGCACTGTAAAACTCTACCTTAGCACCATTAGCCCAAGTAAGTGACCTCTTGGTGGGGGACCACTCAGGGAAGCCCATCTCTACACCTTTATAGGTCTTATCCGTAGGGGAGCAGCAATTTAGAAAGCCTGACTCACCCTTAACCATAACACGTTCAATATCACTGTTGGTGGAGGCTACAGCAGCAATACGTTTATGTCCTAGCTTAACTTGCTCTCTTACCCACTCAACACCAGCACGGGTCTTACCGAAGCCTCGACCAGCATTAATAAACCACACGTTCCAATCTTTAGCTGTAGGAGCCATCTGTTCAGGTCTACCCCAGAACTGCCAATCGTGGCGTAGTTCCTTAGCCTGCTTGATCGAAAGTTTAGAAAGTACCTCTTTAGCCTTAGCTGGGGGTAAGTCTCTAAGTGTTTGTGCTGAGAGAGGCGTAGCCTGTCGACTACTTGTCAACTTTGGTGTCGGGTTCTTCATCTTCTGTAATTCCTAGCAACTCTGCCAACTGGTCAATAGCACTAAGGTCTTCATCTGCACTATCCTGCTCAACTTCAATGTTAGTGCTAGTGGGGGACCAACCAGCCTTAGAACGAAGGAACAACTCTTGTGATGGGAAGTGACCAAACTCACCTTCTTCCAAAGCACGTTTAAGAACCTTACTACCTACAAGACCATTGATCTCAGCACGAGCAGCATCTAGGTCTACCTTGTAGTAGGAATAGAAGGTATTAAGCGACTTAGGTGCATCATTGAAGTTAGACTGAACCTCACCTACAATGTCCTTAACGGATACACCCTCCTTAGTACGCTTACGCACAAGGTCAGCAATCTTCTTGTTCTTACCTAGCTTGTTAACTGGTGCGCCTGCCATTAGGGTGATCCTTTAGTGTTATAGTGTCCCACCCTTAGCTAGTGGTACGTAGTGTCCCACCACCATGAGATTGTACCTACGGGGAAACATGTCCTCTGCCGTGGCTCTCATGGGGTGGTGTTAGTAAACGCTAACGCGTCTGTATTGGTCTAAGCCAATGCTTCTTGTATTTCTTTAAGGTTATACTTTCTGTATTGTAACTACAAAGAGTATATATATACCCTATGGTGGTAGACAAGGTGGCCTTACCAAAGTGGTAGCTACAAACAAACTATTGTGGGTAGACTAAGTTACTCTGTACTCAGGTGGTACTATAGTACGTACCTAAGTAATCACTATCGTGTATAGCTACATAAAGAATATAATAACTTAATCAGTCTGTACCTAAGTAATCACTATAGTGTGTACTTAAGTAAGTAAACTATTAAGTTTATATAACCTCTAAGTGCTTAATCACTTAAGTGGTAAACCTAATCTTTACTACAGTTCTTTTGTAGTTACCTTAGTACCCCTTACCCCTTACTTATATATACGTACTTTTTTTGTAGTTATACAAGGGCTGAAACTAAAGTATTTTCACACTTTCTGGTAAGTCTTTGATAAGCAACCAAAGAATTATTATCACGAATTGTTACAATAGTGTAATATGTTACCAAATGTTACAGTTTTCGTGTTTAAGTTGTGTGATCTGGTATTTTTCCTTTTTGTATTTTCTCAGGTTGGCACCTTAGTGATTCCCTTGTACGTGGTTAGGCAAAGTAAATTTTTTCTTTTGGATTACTATGGGGCTACGGCACCCTGCGAATCCCTTTCCCTATTTTACCAAGGGTCCCATCGTTTGTATACCCCTAATCGACATATGTTACAATAGATCACGACAATGTGAACTCATGTAACAATGGTATGACTAGGGTTGACAATGGCCCCGGACTATGGGTCTGGGTGTAGGAATTGATTCGCTGGTGGTACATTAGGAGTGTGGCCTAAGTGTCACACATGTAAAGATAAATAGGGATAGGCCAAAGTAATACTTGACAAAGGATTCGCTGGGCGCAGCCCCATAGTGTTATAATATAACATTGATAATGATAATCATTCGCAACTACATAAACAAAAATACCCTAGCCAAGCCATTGACTCGCCTAAGGTATACTGTGGCATAGGAAGCCATGGGACGGGGCGTAGAGGGCCGCCTATAGTCTCAAGCTAGGGTAGTTAGGCAATGGCACCACATAGGCTTATATAGGCGCTGATTAGTCCTCTGGCGTCCAATCCTCTGGAACAAGCCACAGGTCACCGTCTTGCCATAGATTCCAACGCTTGCCCTTGCTGTCCGTTAGTACAGCGTTATTGAGTACCATATCCCATGCGTCCCAGTAGTACTCTGCCTCTGGACCATTTAACAGGATCCGCATATCTTCATTAGATACGCCGCCGAGACATTCCCTCTGGATGGACTCTGAAAAGTACTGGGGAATATAGATCCCGCGATTGTCACTCGCGTAAAGTTCCGCGTTGTGTGGCAAGTCATACATAGTAGATTCCTTGTATGTCTCTGATTGTAAGCCGACGACCATCGCGCCCGTTGTCAAAAGTGGTAAAGCGTTCATATGTAATTTCTGGCGTATACCCGCGCAATTCGTGGTCAGCAATAACGGCCAAAAACTCCGATTCCGTTAAGTATTCGAATTGCTCCCCTTCTTCAGGGTTCGGGTAATATTCAACGCCGTATTCAATTTTGATTGTCTGCATTTCAGTTATCCTTTTG